CTTAATTTAATTGCCAGTATTAAAAATAATTCATTACTATTAATCGATGAGCCAGAATTGAGCTTGCATCCGACTTGGCAAATGAAGTATATAAATTTCATAAAAAAATCAATAGAATCTAATTTTGATTGTCATCTTATTTTCGCATCACACTCACACTTTATGATATCAGATTTAGAACCAGAATCTTCATCACTGACATCTATAAGTCAACATGATGGGGAAAGAATATGTGAAAATATTGAATATAGCACATATGCTTGGTCTGTAGAGAATATACTGTACAAGGTTTTTCATTTACGAACCATCAGGAACGCTCAAGTTGAAATGGATTTATATGAATTATCAGGGCTCATTTCTCAGAAAAGCTCAGACATTAAGAGAATTGAACAAATACTCAAGCATTTGGAAAAAATAGTATTAGATATCAATGATCCATTGAATATGATAATAGAACAGGGTCGAATCTATATTGGTGACTATAATGATAAATAAAATCACCAATGACATCTATATACCGCCGTTCATAATGAATAAGATAAGCTCGTTTAAACCTTTTATAGGTGGGAGTTGGGATAGAAAAGACAAAGCAATTAAGATTTTTAAAAATCTATTGAGAAAGCAGCTATTAAAAGCGCAGAATGATTGTTGTGCATACTGTGGATTACCACTAGGTGAAACAGGAAAAACAGAAATTGAGCATTTAGCTGCAAAAGGTGGGGCTCAAAGGCCAAAACATGTAGAATTTACGTTCGAAGTGGAAAATCTTTATTTATCGTGCAATTTATGCAATAGCCCATCCAAAAAAGGCACTAAAGAAACCATTATTTATAAAGATCCTATTACATATTCTAACTGTACATTTAAAATCGTACATCCTAGATATGATACCCCTAGCCAGCATTACTCATGGGTTGTAAGTGCTGAAGAGGTTCTTATACAAGGAATTTCTAGTAAAGGTCGAGAAAGTATTAAAATGTTTCACCTTGACTCATCTCCTCATACTGAAGCACGCGCTAGAATAGAAATGCTAAGGAGATATAAGATGCTCGTTAATTCCCCACAAAATGCACTGATAAACTCAATCCTTCAATATCATTAATGAATAAAGCCACTGTATTAGTAGTGGCTTAATCAATTTTTAGTAAATAGATTATAAATTTTGTCATCCTAAAAAATATGAATATTCACCGTATTAGACTCATTGTTATATAGGCGCAGATGATACTCTTAATTTTACGTCTTCGACCAAAATTTCTGCTTTTGGCACATACCCGACTTCCAAATTGGATTTCATTCATTTCATCACAAATATTATCTTTTTGAGAGCCAATGACCCACTACTGTCACAGTAGAACAAAATAACTTAACCATGCAAATGTTCCAGAGTCATAAAATTTTGCGTAATAAAAGATTTATGGATAAAACTGGTCACACTGTTCACTTTTGAGTTTTTATATTTAATTTCATATTGTTAGGTGGTGATTGGTTTGTTATAAACTGTCCATAACCGGTCACTTAAAAGTGACCAGTCGCCATTTCAGGCATAAAAAACCGGCCTAAGCCGGTTTCACATGAATAGCTATAATGTCTCGCACTTAGGCAACCAATCTGCCTCACTGTCATCGTTTAAGGTGAGGTTGGTCTGCATCCCCTGATTGGTCTTTCGCTTCAAGAATTCAATCTCATACTCCCTTAAAGTTTGCGGTACAGCCCGACCAAAGGCCGTCAGGCTCATAGGGCGCTGATGACCTCGCGCCTCCATAAACGAAAGGTAGGCGTGATAGAGATACTTGCGTGGATTAGCCGGAATAATGTTGGCGTTACCAATATAAAGGCCATTTGGTGTGCTGACAGCGAGCAGGTAACCGCAGAAATCTACCAACGGATCGGCACTGCGTTTTATTTCCAGTGCTTCATCGGAATTCTGCTGTTGTTGTAACAGCTCGCGTGCTTCACTAGGAACGGCAAAGCGTTGCATCAGGTGGCGAACGATGACGGCCAATTCCTGACCTATTTTCTCTATCAGTTGTGGATCTCGTTCATTCGTGGGTATCACCTCGGGGAACGTGATGATCACGCGCCTACGCGAGACGCCGCCGCTGCGGTCACTGAACTGCATTGGATTATTGTTCACTGCCAGAATAACCGCCGGAATATGTGTTGAATAAGCATCACGATATTTCGGGTCAATCGCTACTGCATCGCCGCCAGTGATGGCTTTAATTCCTGCGCCGTCGCCGCTCCATTTCTCCTGGTCGGGCAACACAATCAGTGAGTATCCGACCACAGAAGCACGCTCACGTGCGGATTCCAAAGTCTCAATGCTTGCGGAAGTAGTGTTGTCTTCTCCCGCAAGCATGCGCGCTATGGCTGCCATGACGCTTTTACCGCTGCCGCCTGGTCCTGTCACTTCAAGGAACAGTTGCCAGTCGTAACGGTTTGCCAGAACCATGAAAAGCGCCGCGAGAATGCGCTCTTGCTTATCGCTTTGCCGGTTTGCCGCCCGCGTCAGCCATTGCCAGAAGTGAGGGGCATGCTCTGCAAGGTTTTCACCGGCTTTAGGTTGTGTGTAATCAACACTGTTTACGGTTCGCAGCCAGTTGTTCGGGCTGTGGGGACTAAAATGTCCTGTGGCGGTATCAAACACTCCATTGCGGAAACCTATCAATCTTCTCGCCGGTTTCCCTGTTTGAGGCACCATCAGCTTCAAGGTATCAATAATCCCGCTAATACCAGGTGCAGAGAAGGGCGCGCGGATTTTTTGAAATAAAGCGGCGATCTCTCGGCTAAGAATGCCGTGGGGCAATACTTGCCACGCGCCATTCTCATAGCGGCAGAGGTCTTCACCCACCTGCGGTACCGCTAACCGTTGTTCATAATGGGTTATTAATAGTTCCGCTTTCTCGCTTGCGCTCATGGATTTAAGGTCTGCGTCACTGACCGTATCGAAAGGACTCTGTGGGGATTGCTGAGTAAAGACGCGAAGCTGTTTCAGCGTATTGTCACGACCTTCCTGCATGAATACATCGTTCCAGTCACCGGCGATTAAGGGGATCGCAACCTTCCCGTTGACCAGATTTGCGGCTTCTTTCGCTTTCTTCTGCCCTGTACCGTTAACATCATTATCTGCTGCCATTAGCAGCACGGCGTCAGGGTATTTCTTACGCAGACACTCAGCCAGATGAGGGAAGTTATTGGCACTCAGTGCCACATACACGGTTTCGCTGGTCAGCGCATGTATTGTCAGACCGGTTGCATAGCCTTCTGCCATCCAGATAACGGCGTTGTCGTTCCCTTCAGAGTGATGAGCGGCACCGGTAACCTGCCCACCCGCAAGCATGCGTTTTTCCCCCGACCCGTTAATGAGCTGGGCGTTGACCAGGTTGCCTGACAAATCATAAAGCGGAATGACCAGGTCACCCGCCGCGAAATCTAAGCCGCCCACGCGCAGGCCGTTACCCCGTAAGGTTAGTGCCTCCTTATCCGCCCAGCCTTTTTTCTCCAGATAGGCATTACCGGAAGCTTTGCGGGCGGCATTCACCAACATTTTCGCCTGCACGGCTGCCTTCTGGCGGGCATCGTCTTTTTGCTGCTTTACTGCGGCCTCGTCGTGATGAACCGCAAGAGGCTGAACCTCTCCCAGAATTTCAGCCACCTTCACGGCGGCTTCTTTCACACTGATATCCAGTTTTCTCTCAACCAAGTTTAATCCGTCACCGGCACCGCATTGGTTACATATCCAGGTGCCTCTTCCTTCACGATTATCGAAGCGAAAGCGGTCTTTTCCCCCGCAAACGGGGCAGGGAGAATGATGCCCGTGAGGGGCAACGTTTATTCCCAGCGCGGAAAGAAGCTGAGGCCAGCGGCCTTTTGCGGCGCTCACGGTGTTTTTAACAATCATTTGTGTCATGTGCGCCTCTGTCAGTGCAGCGTGGTTTCAGGAGTGATGTGAAGATAAGGCCGGAACAGTTCATCCATCATGGATTCTCCGAGCGGTGTCAGGCGGGGTTTTGCCACGAGAATATCGGGCTGCACCATGTCGCGGAGCATGGCGCAGGCGATGTCCATACCCAGCTTTGCGCCGTGCTGACGGACATAGTAGCTTTCGACTTCTTTTGCGATGGTCATTTGCAGTTCATCAAGCGAGTAGCCGGTTTCAACGCCGTAGGCGGTACAGGCATCGAGATAAGCCTGTGCCAGGGCGCGCCGGTAGAGGGCGGTGAGTACTTCAACCGGCAGGCAGGATTGCTGAGTCGTATTCATTCGTAGACATCCTCCATTTGCGTTTTTATGGCGGTTTCACAGGTGTCTACCACTTTGCCAAGCTGGTCAGTCAGCAGCGCAACAACGGAGGCCATGGAATTCAGCTGATCGCCGCTGGGTACATGCCCGAAGGTGTCCTGAGTATCAAGCATGTCGAGGAACATCACGCCGACGTTGTGCGCATGTTGCAAGCGCAGGAAATCAGCGTGCGGGATAGGGTAATGGGTATTGGGAAAATAGAAGGACGCGAGCTTGTTCATGCGGCCTCCTGAGCGGGCAGGCGACCGGCAAAGCACAGCACATAGTCACGGGCTAACAGGCGACGGGCAGAATGTTCATTGTCGGCGGCGGAGCGCAGCATACAAACCGGCGCTTTAGGTTCAGCACGGCGAACGGCGGCGAACAGGAACGTAAATTTAGGGTGTGGCGTGGTGAGGGTTGTAGCCATGGTGGCAGCCTCCATTGAGTAATGGTTATTGCTACCACCGAAGTTTCCACGCTTATGGGTGGTAGCCCAGACGGGGGTGGAAATACCGGCCTCAATGAATACCGGCCAGCCCGAAGGCTGCCCCGCCTGAGCTACCATTGTTTGATAAGCACAGCGGTTAAGAAACCATTGTGCAAAAAACAGGTGCGCTAAGGCATCGACATAAAAAAACACGCCAGGCGCGTGTTGTGTCGCCATTGAGTTGCTCGGGTTTCCACGCCCGGCTGCCGATTTTGCGGCAGCACAAAAACTATAGAGCAGGGGCTCGCCAGAGAAAAGCCTTTTTTGAAGCATTAGCCGTTTCTCCTTAGCAATCGGTCAGGACTTGATCGGACTGCTGCGGATTTGATCGGAAGTGCGAATCATCCCCTGAACTAACGCTTTCGGCTGTCACAGATAACACGCCCAGGGTATTGCTGGTAAATGCAGGCAAAGGGTTCTTTCTGCCGCAGGCGGCAGCCATCAGGCCTTCAGCCAGATAGGCCGCCTCTTGTATATTGAGCTGGATATTATGATGACCGACAGACAGAGAAATCATTGCATGGTCTCCTGAGCGCGTGCGGCGATGCGGTCATTCATCCAGCCCTCTATTTCGGAAGCCAGCCAGGCCACGTTCTTGCCGCCGAGAGAAATCTGGGCGGGAAATTGCTGACGGCTGATTAAGTCGTAAAGGGTGGAGCGGGACAGGCCAGTGGTGTGGATCACTTCCGGCAGTCGCATAAAGCGATCGCGTGGGTATGCCGGTGGCATCACAGGGGCAGAAGAAGGGGGCGTGTTTTGAGCGGTGGAGAGCATGGTGCTACCTCATATCTGTATCCGGCTGGACGCGTCCAGTACCGGCTGTTTCGTTAAGGAGCCCCCTATTGTGAGAATATTTTTGCGTTTAGCAACAAGTGGTTGCCGCTAAAACTTTT